AAACCAACTATAGCAGGTATAAATAGTAGTGGATTTTTTAATGATGAAATTATACTACTGATACCTTTCATATAAGCCTCTGTAAAAGCGGCTTTAGCAGCTATCAATAACTTCCCAGCCAAAACTCCGAGAGCTAAACCCACAATTGGTAATACAGCACCCATATCATTTAAAACACCCACCAAATCACCAAACACACCAAATATGTATGTCACTACTGGAAGAATAGCATTCAAAACAGGACCAAATGTATTTGCAATCTCAACACCAAGTGATTTTATTTGTCCAGTCAAAACTGATAGATTAGAAAGTCCTTCCTCTCCCAATAAATCTGTAAAACTTCCCGTCGCTAAAGCACCAGCTAATGTCAACTTCTCCGTCTGTCCAACCATTTTAGCTAATTCAGCTGTACTTACCCCTATCGATTTCGCAAGAGCCTGCCTTTGTATCAAATTAAGATTATTAAATTCCTCTTCACTACCCAATTGTTTAACAATTTCAGCGGTGGCTCCAGCTATATCATTGTTTAAAGATAATTCCCTAGCTTTTTGAAAATTAAGTTGTCTACCCAATAGAACTGAAGCTTCAACCTCTCCTGCAATAGAACTTTCAAAGTCCAATAAACCTTCAGCAATTTTAGCAGCGGTGTCTAATGATAATCCCATTCTCCTAGCTTGCACAGCAGCCTCAGCAATATTTTCACCACCATCTTTTGTAAAATTAGCAATAGCTTCTGTAGAACCAGCTATATCCTGCATAACTGCTTGTGGAGCAACCCCACTTTGTCTAGCTAATTGAAATGTGCTTTCTGCTAACCTCTCAGATTGACTCGCAGATAGATTACTAATCTGCATAAAGTTACCGATTAGTTTTGTAGCCTCATCCGATGATAATCCCAAAGCTTTGCTTGTGTCAAATATTGCGGAAGATAATTCTGAAGCCTCTAATAATGTCACTCCAAAATCTGAAGCTAATGTATTGGTTATGGAAGCAACATCTGCTATACCACCACCAAGCTTAGTTACCTCTACCTGAGAATCTAATAAATTACCCTTAAACTCATCACTGTATCCAACCAAGCTACCAAATTTGTTTCCAATTTCATCTATAGTTCCGCTAAAAGAGACAAGAAGTGCTAATAATGGACCAAAACCCAAAGCTGCTTGCCCCAAAGCCTTATTAAATTGTTGCATAGCTAATGTTACTCTTTCTTGGGCTTCACCTTCTGCATCCACCAATCCTAATAACTCTTGCATCTTACCATTGATGTTATCAATTTTTATACCCGAATCCTCTTCAATATCATTTATTTGAGCCTGTATATCTGCTCTCTGAAACATTCCATCATTCACACCCTTTAACAATTCCCTCAATTTTATCTGATTTTTACCACTCAAGTCAGAAAAATTTGCTTCATCTTTCATATTTTTCATCAAATCATCGTATAAAGAAACCCTTTTAAATGTGGCATCTAATACCCTTCTTCCAGTAACCAAATTTAATGCTTCAGCGACATTACCCTTAATCAAAGAAGCACCTATTTCACTCAATGATGCTTGTTGATTTTTCAATAAACCTACTCTAGCCTTTTCTGCTCCAGCTATGAGTTTTGCTGTTTTGAATTGTTCAACTAAAGATAGTCCTACATCATCAGTTTTTTGTTTATCCTTTTCTTTTAGACTAAGGATGTGAGCCTGTAAATCAGCTTCTCGTTCTTTTAATTTATTGAGTTCTTTTTGTGCGTTAACACCCAATTTACCCTTATTATTATAACGAGACTGATTCTCAGTAATTGCAAGTTGTTTATCTTGAATCTCTCTGAGTAACTTATTTAATTCTTTTTGTGATTCATTAGCCATTAATTAAAAATCCTTAGATATACTAATAAATATCACAAATGGATTATTTCTTTGGATTGAATCTACGTGGTATTTTAGATTGAGGTTTTGAATTTGCCTTTTTCATATCCTCATTCTGTTTTTTGACAAAACTAGAATGTTCTCTAAAATAAAAATTTCTTAGGTGTACCGGCATATTATAAACATCACTATATGTGAAGCCGGGATTAGAATGTATGAAATAAAAAAGGTTTTTATGTAAATCTAACTTATTGGAGGGATTTAGGCCAAAAAAACTCGACTGTCAGCGGAATTGACACGCTGACAGTTTGACCTCCTATCTCTACTTCCGATGTCAAATCAATATCGGGTGATATATCACGAATATAATTTCTTAATGCTGCAGAATCTCTTGCTAACATATTCTGTGAGAACTCATTTATTGTATCTACCTTTGAATCCCCATCAACTTCTTTAATTGTGTATCTTAACCTTGTGGTTATATCTGTATTGTAACCAACCTTTCTAGATCTATCTATATCTTTTAGAATCATAGCTTCTTCTTTACCAGTTAGTAAACTAAACTTTATTTTATTTTTTCCCACTGGTGTGGTATATTCAAATAAATTATTCGAATAATCTACATCTTCTGGCAATTCCTTAAATGGACATTTAGATAAATCAAAGGTATGTTCCATTTTCTGTTCCACATCATTTGGATCAGTTAATTCCACCACATATTCAGGTCCATATGCTAATATACGAGCTGCAACCAAAACAGCGTTCTTATCACCCAAAACCAAATCTTTTTGACTAATATTTTTGGTAACAATTAAACTATCCAATAACTTATCAATCACCACACCCTTTTTGATAAGATTTTCCGACATTAATATGTCTTCTTCTCTTGTGGTCATATACTTTAATTCTAATTTACCATCGGATAATGGTGAATCTTTCGGATACACCTTTCCCTGTGATGGTAAGTCTATTAATTCCGTAGGAAATTTACTCTCTGCCATAACCATTTACCTTTGTGTTTTTTGTAAACTATTTGCTTTTTGATAATGCTGAAATTAGAATTCCAATATAGCGTAATCGTAACGCAATGTTAATGTAATCTCTACAGGATCAGAAGAGCTGAAATCTAAGTCACCAAAGGTTGCATCTTGAATATATGCACCATTCAATGTCCACTTCTCAACTATATCACCAACAGGACCCAACACTTGAAAAGTAATATTCTTCTTATAGAAGTCTTGGTATCCATCCCTACCCGTAGCACTTTCGTGATGTAATCTAATCCACTCAATAACAGCAGAAGAAGCTGAAGGTACGATTGGGTCGTATAAGGTAATCTGTAGAGTCTGCCAACGACCTTTACCTTTCACATACTTTGTAATGTTCATATGTTCTAATACTACTTCATCAAAAGTAATCTGTGGTCTTTGCATAGTCTTAATCATAAAAGCAGGTATTCCACCTATCTCCATAATGAAACGATTTTTTAACTTCGGTTCATACGGTGTATAAAATATTTTACTTGCTTCTAATAATTCGTTAGCCATTTATTTTCTCCATATAATAATAAATATCAGATTTCAAAATTTCTATTCAGGAAATTCTGCACCAGTTGGTTGAACAACGAAATCCAATACAATAAATTCAGCAGTTTTAGTTGGTTGAATGAATATCTGTCCAACTAACATATTCCTATCTATCGTATCGGGTGTGTTGTTTGAATCATCCATAACAACCCTAAAAGCGTTTAGTCCACTATTAGCTTGTACCTGTTCCATATAAGGATTAACAGTGTTTAAGAATTGATTTCTCAAATCTGTTGTATTCTGTTCAAACACAAGCCCTCTTGAAGACCTAGCAACAAATTTCTTCAAATCAATCAACAGTCTTCTAACATTTACTCGATCTAAAGCACTTGCTTTCTTCTGTGTTGTCTTTTGTCCAAATGCAGTAACACCCTGCCCTGGAAAGGTAGCAATCGGATTGACATTTGAATCATATAAGTCATCTCTTTGTGATTGTGATAACTTCTTATATGCCTGTACAGCACTATCAATTCCACCTCTATTCAAACCAGCAGGCGCGAACCAAGGTTGTCCAATCGTATCATTGAAGTGATAAACACCAGCCATCACAACTGATGGTGGTACATATCGATAAGCACCCAATGTAGCATCCTGAATCTGTACCCAAGGATAGTAGACAGCAGCATAGCTTGAATTACGAGCTTCTGTCTTTGATTTTGCCTGAGCAACAGTTGATGTTTTATCCACATTATCATATACTAAGAAACAATCCCCTCTATCTTCACATAGTGAGATAGCGTCACCTATTATTGAATTGTGATTTGAACCCTTTTGGTCGATTATTCCAGGTAAGAACAGAAGATTAAAATCATATTGGTCTTTGTTCTTTAATAAACTTATAGCCGCACCATATCCACCACCTACTGAAGCACCACTTGGTTTTGTAGCTGATGTTGACATCTTTATACCCTGTGAATTTCCATTGGTAATATCCTCATACATCTTAAATGGATGTTCTATGGAATCACCAAAGTCTCCAGCAGTTTGTTTTGTACCACCATGTACATCACCAAACGCTCCATCGTAACTACCACTTCCTAATGCTGGAAGGAAACTACCTGGATCTGATGAATACTTCTGTGTAATGTTTCCATCATTATCTAAGAAATTAGGTGTTTTTACGCTAAGCGCCTTAACCCTAACATATTTAGATTTATTTGGAAACTCACTTCCAGCCTCATCCCTTATGTAAACCACACCATCCTCAGCGTAAAGTTCTTCTTTGTAATTACCAATTCTCTTTAATATGTAGTTCGGTTCTTCCGGATCAAGAGATAGGTTAGCATGAGTTTCAATTACTTGCTTTGAATTTTCAGAATCGTTACCCGCACGGAGTATCAATGTGAATGTTCCTTTATTCGTATTTCTTTGAGATACTTCCCAACGAAAGTTCTCTGCAGTTCCACCAAAACTACCTGAAGTAAAATGGTCATTTGTAAGAGCAGAACTTGTCAATGGTGCTAGTATATTATTTGTCGCACCAGTGGAACCAGTGTTGTTAAACTCTGGCCCATCACCCAAAGCCTCTAAGGTGAAGAATGAAGTGTTGGTTCC